GCGGAAAGCAAACTAAAAACATTAGAAGAATTTTAAGTAACTCCTTACAAATCCATCACACAGTTAATAGGGTGGCCGTTTAAAACTACAGCGCAACCGACTGCAGGCTTTTTCCCTCTCTTAGCGTAAGCCATAGCATAACTATTGTGGTCAATTCCACAACCTACTTGCATACCAAATATTTTAAACTTTTGACCTACAAAATATTGAGTATAACACTTTGTATGTAAGTGACCTTGGACAGTTGACATCATATCGCTAATACACTTACTTTTAGCTTCGCCACCTTCACCGTGTAGGTATTGAATGCCACCTAGTATATGCCTTTCTTTAAATGTCCAACCTGGAGTGTTTAAAACCTCTTTATAGTCTTTTATCCATGCTTTAGGAATAGCTGAAGTAAAAGCCTTGCGCATTATCATTCTATCATGGTTGCCAATTATAACAGTGGCTTTAGGAAAGGCCTTATACCATTTTGCTATTTTCTTAATCGATTGGCTTAATTCATCGCCGCCGCTTAGTCCGTCGGGGTCCGTTTCGTGGTAACTAGAGTAGTGGTTGTCTATAATATCGCCTATAAATATAACCGTATTACAGTTGAATTTGTCGTACTGTTCGGCGCAAAATTCTAAATAACCATCTAAACAAAATGGCTCGTGTAAATCACCAATTACTAAAACTCTATGGCCTTTAGACCGTAGTAAAGATGCTTGCAACTTGGTTACTCGTGGCCTCATATAAGGATATTATGTTAAAAATAGATAAGGGCCAGCTCTTTTGCCAGCACCTTACCAAGTTTACCAGGACTATCTTATAAATTAAATCCAATTACGGAAAGCGTAGTTTTTACGATCATTGCCACTAGGTCATTACCTAGCTTAATTTCAAACTCTTTGCCTTCGCACTCTTTTGCGGTTTCTTTGAACTTATCCCAAAGTACCTGCACAATAGCTACTACTTCGCGGTAATCATCGATTTTGATAATATTACCGTCCTGCTCAACTAGTACGCCTTGTAGTTCTTTGGCTAGCTCTGCCATGTTTGCCAGGTAGCATTCAGCGCCACCTAATACATCACCTAATGATTGCTTACTTACTTCACTCATTTGCTTGTGTTGTTTATGGATTAAAAAATTAAATATTAATGGTTGCTGTACGTCCTTTTTCGTCTGCTACGGTGATTGATTTTACTTTTACGGTTATCTTTTTGTCGTTCTTCAGTAGCACTTGTATAAATCGGCCTGTCCAGTATCCGGCATCGTGAAAGTCTTTAGGCTCCGAAGCGTTGGCGAAGGGGAGGAAGACCATTGTAGGGGTTTTGGTTGTAAGCTCTTTAGAGAACCTATAAAGCTGTTTTAGCTGTGCGACTGTCTTCTTATCCCTATCAATTGATAGGACCAAACCACGGCCACTAAAAAACCAGTTAAGACCATTCTCGATAGCGGTATAGGCTGTAGGTGCTAATTCCTTTGTAGTATGTTCTATTTCAATTGCTTTACAGTAGATAGTATTACGTCCTGCTTTACCGTTTTCCTGCCAGACTAGCTTCCAGTTGTTACGCTGGAAAGGGAAGCGCAAGGTCCGGGCTGTGGATCTTGGTGGTGTGTCTTTTGGCGGTTCTTCCTCTTTCGGTGGATCTGGTGGCGGTGGTGGTGGGTTTCCTCCTGGCTTATCATCTGGAATTTGCCCAATGAACGGAGATAGGACCGGCACGCCGTACCCTGTGCCAACGTCGCGCCCTTTCGTGTGTAGGTCAGTAACATATTTCTTATAGTATTCTTCAGCCTTGTCCATCGATGAAAGTTGCGGATATTGGCAAGCCATCCAAAGCAAAGAAGCCATACAATAGGGCATACCAAAGCTAGTGCCGTTTGCATTGATATAGCTATTATCTTTCCAAGCTATTTGTACACTTCGGCCTGGACCAGTAAAAACAAGCTCTTTTCCAGCACTAGAAAATGAAGCGATACGGCCTGCACTATCCATAGCACCAATTGCCCAAGCACTAGGATCTTTAGCAGGAAAGCCTACACGATTTACTGTTTCAGAATAGCCAGAATTTCCACTACTTGCAGCTATCCACATGCCAGCTTTACGGATGCTCGACATAAGATCAGAAAGCGGCTTGTAAGAACTGCCCCCACCTAATGACATAGAGATAACACCTAGGTAATTAGGAAAGTGGTTTTTCCAAGTGTCATAAGCGTATTTCACGCCATTTAAAACTTGAAGATAACTACCACTACCATTATTACGCAAAACCTTGATAGGTACTATTATAATGTCCTCACGTGGGCCTACGCCGTTTACTTTTCCAACATAACAACTAGCGCAGCCAGTACCGTGGCCGTTGCCATCAAAAACGCCCTCACCTGTAAAATCCTTTCCGTACTTATTGGCTACATAAGGCAGTACATCGGGGTGCGTAATTTCTCCTGCAGTATCGATAATAAACACCACAGCCTTACGCCGAAAGACAATACTAGAGGCCATGTAATCATTTACCTTTAGGTATGATCTTGGCCAATTAGAATTAGTGGTAATTCCAAAATCTATGTAAGGATCTAAAGCAATATCATGGCCCTGCTTTACATTTTCTTTGTAAGCTCTTTTTTGCTTGATGCTTTCCATTAAAGCAGGAAAGTTTTTAATTCGTTTCATTGCTTGTTGTTTATGGATATATCTACTTAATCAATGTTGCGCCGCGTTGGTATTGTTCTGTTAATCCCATGCCTTTTCCATCTAGCACGCGTTTTATTCTATTCATTAGCTTTTGCGCCTGTTTTTCATTATGGTAAGCATACCAGTACATTTGCACGCTAATAATAGTGCTGAAATATTGGCCTACTTCTAATCGTATCTTATTATCACTTGTCTTCTCGCCCGATAGATTAGGAACATGACCAAGCCAGCCACAAAACCAAGTACTACCAATAGGCAGCGCTTTAAATGCAGCTGCAAATTCTAGTAGGGTAGTAGGCTCCGCGTTATAGCTAATTGTGATCTTCATTCAGGTCGTGTTCAAATTGCTTTTTATCATGCTCCAGGTCTTGCTTTTTCGCTTGGAGCTCAATTTCTTTTGCTTCAATTTCCTTCGCATTAAGTTTTGCCTGGTGTTGGTACTTTTGCTGAAATTTAAAGGCAGAATAAACAGCCATAGGAATAGAAAACAATAGTAAATTAATTAGCAGCGGTATATTATCTGTTGCCCACGCTGCGAAGCTAGTAAGCACACCCGCGCCATTAACCCAAATATGTAACTTTGTCTCTATCCAAATCCTTGCATTATAGTACATGGTCTAGTCATTTAATCGGGGGAGTGTATTAAAAAATTATGTTTGTATTCGCTTTGGCGCTTTACTTGCTTTTTGTCGTTTACTTATTTCGCCTTGTGCTTTTTTCTGTCCTCCAAACCAAAAATTAATAGGGGAATATCTACGGCCTATTTTTGCATACGTCACCTTATCAAAAATGGAAGGTATCAGCATATGTGATAAGTAGATAGATGTTTTTATAGTGTTGCCTTCAAAGTATCTGGCTACGCCAAAGCGTACTTTATCACCTTCAATAGGTATAATCAAAGTGTTGCTTTCGTCTACCAGCCCAGGCACACCACCAACCTTTCTAAATCGGGAAATATCACCACTTAGATTATGATAATAGAAAGTAAGCTCTATACTTTCAGGTCGCATTTCTTTACCTTCGATTACTACAGGTTTTAAATACCTCCAAGCAGTCATAAAAGCCCGTCCATGAGATTGAAACCAAGAAAAGCTACCGCCTTCAACTTTATTCCATGCTGTCTGATGCGCCTCGTTTCCGTGGTCATATCTAAGCCCAGGCCCGAACAAAGTAATATCTAGGTAAAGATTCCTTTTGCGCTTCAAAGCATAGCGGCGGCCTATGGCTTTATGCTGTCCTTTTTTGATAGTTTGTATCATTATTAGGGTGTTTTAATCCTTAACCTAATCTTTGTTCTATCTGCTAATTCCTTGTAATAGGTCCGGTAGCGGCTTCCATCATTACTAGGCTTGATGTATTGCAATTCTATTGGGGTAGTTAGAAAGGGTAGGGGTTTGGCATTATTCCCTAGCCTGATAGTATAGATACCTTCTACAAATCGCACTGAATAATTGGTATTACTAGTATCACCTTCTATGCGTAGCACTTGGTTTTTTCCTGCTGTAAGGAATATTTCAACATTATACGTGCTGTCGCCTATTACTTTTAGCTGGCTGTCATATTCTTGCGTTCTTATTGGATGCGCGAAAAGACTGTCATTGGCTGCAATAGCTTCTAAGTAGGTTGTATCTGGAAATAGACTTTTTAAGTCTTGCTCTAGTGCTGCGCCTATACGGTCGGAGCTATACCATTGTTGGAATTTCCGATTTTTGAGGCGGTAGTAGTTGTTGATAAGGTCTACTAATCCTTTTAGGGCTTGATCTTCTGTAAGCTCGGTTGCTTCTTCGTCATCGGTGCTACTTGACAGTACATAGGTGCTATCTGTTTTAGCCTTGTAGGTATCATAAGATTGCCCATATGTTAGGTTAGCAGCTAAAAGTAAAATAATGACTAATTTAAGTTTCATTGTATTGTTGTTTATGGATTATTAATTTATTGTAGCACCCAGGTGTAAACACTATTTAGGGGATCGTAAGCACATCTAAAAACCGCTGTTGCTCCGTGTGCTATAGTTACAGATCCAACCGCCGTACCAGCCTCTAAAATATTAGTGCCTCCTGCTGTGGCTGTGACATTATAAGTGCCGTGTGCATCAAAGCCAATGATTGTTATTTCTTTGTTTATGTAGCTTGCGCTTGGTGTTGGTAGTGTAGCTTGGCTGTCGCTTGTGGCACTGGCCGTTACTGCAATGGAGTTTACATATTCATAAAGGTTATCATTGAGTGAAAACACAGTTGCTATATTTGGGTCGCTGTCTGTAGTGGTGGCGTAGTTTCTTGTGTAGTCTTGCATTGCTGCGGCTACGTCTGTTATAAGGGCTAGTTCACCTTCACCTACGCCTGCGGTTTGTATAGCTACGTTGTCGTTTTCTGTTATGCTTCCTGCATCAGGTAGTAAGTCTAAGTTTGGCGTTAATTCTCCTAATGCTATTTCACCATTTTCAAAAATTAGTGCCTGGCCGTCCAGGCTTGTGGTGTCTTGGTCTATATCAAACTTATAATTGCCAAATCGGATATAATCGCTTGTACCTGTAAAGCTACCATTAAGCCACTCTTCACCATTAGCCCCAATTCGCAATTGCTTTGTATCTGAAGCACTACCGGCTAATGAGTGGCCTATAAAAATATTATAAGAACTTATTGCAGCTGTACCCATTGCACGGCCTAATATTGTGTTACCTGTACTTGTGGTTATTCCTGTGCCAGATCCAGCGCCTAATATTGTGTTACTTGTGCCGCTTGTTATCGCTGTGCCTGCTGCATAGCCTACCCCTGTATTAAAATCAGCATTAACAGCGTTTTCTAAAGCTTCGCGGCCTATAGCTGTATTATAGTCACCTCCAGCATTATTAGCGCCTGCAAGTCTACCTATAAACGTATTCCAAAAGCCATCAGTGTTAAATTCTCCCGCTTGTCTTCCTATGAATGTATTAGAGGTTCCTGTATTGTTCCGTCCTGCGCCCGTACCAAAAATAGTATTAAAAGTGCCACCTGCGCTATTACCTGAATTATAGCCTATTATCGCATTAGTGGTATCTCTATTATATAAAGAGAAAGTATAAGTAGATGGATTATAGAAAAATTCAGAACCAATTAATAGGTCATTATCTAAAGTTAAGTCACTAGTAAAATGCCCTGTCCCTAATACATCTAATTTGTAAGAAGGCGGTGCATCTAAACCAGACACCACATTCCCCCAATCTCCAATACCTGTATTTCCGTTAGGGTGGATAAGTAGATCTACATCATATCCCGATGGATCCGCAGATCCCGATATACTACCAGTGACGAAATATATAGCAGTAGGTACGGTATCAACTGTTGGGGTTCCTGTCACTATGCCACCAAAAAAAGATACTTGACTAAGGAATTTAGTACCATCATATCCCTCATAGGCGTATGCACCTATCAAATCATTATCCGCGACTATAGTAGGGGAGGCAATAGATCCGGCGGCTTTTCGTGCTACAAAAGTATTCCCCGCTGTCCCATCTCTATAGAAGTCCATAATAAAGCCCCTATCCGTTACATCTTCACTAACTAGGTGTATTTGTTTTTCCGGTATTGTTGTTCCGATCCCAACAAGCCCTGAATTATAATAAATATCGCTACCTGTCTCACTCCAAAGATTAGGAGTAATAGTCGATTTACTAACATATTTTACTTCACCTGTTATCGAATTAGCCGCAAGTATTTGTCCTTCGTTATCGTCGTTTGATACTGATTCTAAAAATAAATTAGTGCTAAGTGTAACTCCACTTATTGCACCTATTGTTATTCGGGTGGTTTCACCACCACCGCCGCCAGATAAACCACTAGTTGCTAACAACAAATCGCCGGAAGGCGCGCGATTTGTTAACATTAAATCATCATTATCATCTAAAACACCATCCGAACCAAATTTTAAACCATACCTACCACCGCCGTCTATTGGCGCGAAAAATGATACACCTCTAGCTCCTATTGTAAAGTTAGTGCCATCATATGTAACAGGAGCATTTTCCCAACTATCCCCATCCCAATATGTCAAATTATTTGCTGTAGTGTTGTTGATTGTACCCTCATAACTCGAAAACATTTCCACCCAACCACCGCCAACTGTATATTGATAAAGCAAAGTATTACTCGTATCAATATAAATCCTAGCATTAGTATCGGCTACGGGCGTAAAAGACGGCGCTCCATCTCCAAGGCTAATAAGGTTATAATTATTAGTTGTTTGGCTCCCTAATACCGTCCTAAAGGTTGGCCCTGGTGCGAACTGCGCAGAAAGGCAAATAGGTAAAAGAAATAGGATTATGTTTATATATTTTCTTATCATGCCCAAAATATTACAGTTACTACACCTAATGGCGTATATGTGAAAACTATATCACTACCAGATTTCTCTCTGTCGCTAGTGCTTACATATTGAGGCCCGTCGTACACATCTATGTAATCATCATCGGGCAGCGTGCCGCCGTTTTCGGTAATTGTTAAAGTGCTGCCAGATCCAGCCGCAAATTCTTGTCTATATCGCTTAGGAATCTTTCCTATTAACTCTTTTGTACTTATTACTATCACGCTATTTTCTGCGAAATCAGCGGTGGCGGCTTGGCTTGTTACGCTTATTGTGGTATCACTGCTTGCTACATCTGTAGTAACTACATAGGTTTGTTGCTGGCCTGTAATACGGTCTATTAATATAATACTATCACCAGCGGCTATAATACCGTCTGTGCCTATGCTATTTATCTCTATTGTTGTTACGGTGTCACTTTCTGCAATCGGTGTGCGGCTGGTGGCTAATGTTCTTTGTTCGGTTTGTGCGGTCTGGTATGGGCTTGATCCATCTTTTACGGGTGTATCAACAGGCAATGATGGTGTGATAGGGCTTAGTGGCTCACCGTCTGGAGTATAAGGCGCTTGTTTGGATTTATCGGTAACTGCTGCCCCTGTCGAATCAACACGGACAAATGTACCTTGTGTCTTACCCTCTATAATATTGATACTACAAGTAAGGGGAATATGATCTTTGTTTGAATGGTAAATAGAATATAGGGGCGTGTAAGTACCTTTATAACTAGCGTTGATGATTTGTCTAGGGTCCGTTCGCGTTAATAATAGTTCTTGTGCTAGTAATTGGCCTATTTCTATTGTGCCATCCGTAGCATTTACTTTCCATCCTGCGCTTTCTACCCAGCCCGAACCATTATACACTTGTAAGGCTCCTAAAGCATTTACGCTTGGCCCGTCACCTATCGATATATTTACTTCTTTTGTTGCTGTATTATTGGCGGTGTCGTTTTCTACGGTGTACGTGAATTGGTTGGCGCGGTCTTCTATTATGCCTAATGGTATTACTTCCACATAAGCATTATAAAAGCTTTCTGTTACCGTTGATGGGCTAATACTTGCACCCGTAGAAGTGTAGGCGCTGAAATAACGGCCTCTTAATATTAGGTCGCCATCTGCCGGAATAGCTGGAGTGAATATTGGTCCTTCAGCAAACACTTGGCTAATATTATTATTCGTTAATAGGGGCGTGAATACTTCAAAAAAGGATTCGCTACTTTCCCAGGTCATATCGGTATAAGCATAAGCGCCCGTTGTGCTATTAATACTAGCAGTGCGCTTTAAATAATTAGTGCCTACTTGCACTTTGAGTTTTAAGAGTAGGCGTAATGGTTTAAAATCGCTTGGCGTATTAAAAGAAGCTTTTACACTTCCTTGGAATGATAGTAATAACCTAGAAGTAGCGCCGCCACTATCAATACTTTCGTATGTCACTTCCGTAAATCCTACACCAGTAGCAGGGATAACGCTTTGCGCCTGGAAGTGTTTATATTTTACAATAACCTTATTTAGCGCTGGTAAGTATTGAAAGTTACCACCGTCCAGCCTTGTTATATTTGTTGCATCTGTTTTGCGATACGTTGCGCTACCTGTGGCCGTTGTAACTACCTTGCCAGTAGTATAGTTAAATAGGTCAAAGGTTGCACCTTCAAACTCGTTTACTTGGATCAATTTAAAAGTGCCATCAGTAAGTATTAATCTAGCTCCGAAAGCTTGTGCGCATTGTTTTAAAACCTCATAGCAGGAAGTATAAGTCTTTACGCCGTTTGTATCAATCTTAATAAACCGCCTATGGTCAAATCTTGCAAGGTGTACAGGGTCTATACTTGTACTTGCGTGGTCTGCTGAAAACCATTTGCAAGCTGTAGACAGTAGGGGAGTGCTAAAAAGATCGTCTGTGCCTATTTTATTAAGGCAATTGATTATATGCTCGGTTACACGTTCTTTGCCGCTGTAGGCTGTGCCATCGTCGTTATAATCAATATCTTTTAAGATGCCTAAGCCGTCTGTAGCGGTGATATTAAAAATATAAGGCCATTCTTTATCCTGCTTTTGGATATTATCAGTAAGCACAAGGCCTACCCAAAACAAATCGGCTCCTTTCCTTATCTCTAATCTAAATCTACGCTCTGGAGCGCCTACAAAGTCAGTAACAAAGCTTTCAAGCGTTGCGCCGTCTATTTCTATTCCAATCTTAGCTACAGTGGCAAATATAGGGGCGTGTAAATCTCTGCTATCGGTTTGGCCTGTAATTACTGCGGTAGATATATTATAAGGAACAATGCCGCCGCCATAGGAAGAATCATGTATATTGATTGTCCATTCTTCCCCGTCTAGTCCATGAAATGTATCACCTAATCTTGTAGCCATTAGCTTACAACTGTTAATGTTACCGCACCACTAAATTTAAAGGAAGCTCTACACGTACTATCTTGACTTACTGCGCCCGTGGCGCTAAGACTTTCTATATAAGCCGTGCCAGCTAATTCCCATTCATCAGTACTATCTTTGCCAAACTCTATACTTACACTACTACCAACTACCCAGGCATCCCACAAATCTTTAAAATCATAGTTAGCGCTTGTGCCATATAGCGCATTAGTATTGAGTGTCGCGGATCTTCTCCCAGGGCTATAGTTTTGCCAAGCAGATGAACTAACGGAAGCCGCCGCCACTTTATCAAGTGCGGTTTTTAGGTTTATCGTACTAGATGTTGCGTAACCTACTACCGTGCCACCTATTCTAATCCGAAATTCACCACCGTCTACTACTGCCATTATCCAAATAATCTTTGTGCAATGCCCTCACTTTGGCGCAATGCTAGTATTATATCCGTTCCTGGTATTCTAATATCATCTACCTCGATGCGTACTGGTATGTTTGTTTCCCTGTCTAATGGTATTATAGCCTCTGCGCCTTCCTCACCTGTTAGGAAAGTTCTGTTTGGGATAATACCGCCGTTGGCTAATGCAAAAGGGTCACTACCGTTTCCAAACAAACCAGAAATGCCGGAAAATTTATCAATGAAATTGCCAAACTCAAAAGTACCGCCTGTAATTATTGATTTGATTGCAGCAAAAACAAAAGCCTTAGCAACCGCTTTACCTAAGTCGATAATAACTTGCTTAATAGCTTGTGAAAAAACCTTAAATGCTTTCGTACCGCCTTGTGATACAGTGTCAAATACTTTATCAAAAGCAGGCCATAAAGTATTAGCTACACCTTCCGCTATACTTAATTTTTTATTATATTTTTCTTGTGCTTCCTGTAACTCTCTAGTTGATTTAACACCCTCCTTAAGTGCTGATAATTGGTCAGTAGGAAACAACTCTAAAGGCGTAGCTCCTAAAGCCTCTGTAATTAGCTTTAATTGCTCCGCTTGTGGTAGTACCGTTTCGAAAACACTTGGTAGGCTGGTAATAGTGCTAAAATCATCGCGTGGACCTGGTTCGCTGTCGCCTTTCCTTGTAAAAGTCTGTTCTGCTCCAGGTAGTGCTAATTGGCCTAAGCCTTCACTTACTTTATCTACCTCTGCTTTTGTAGTTTTAGCCTGTTCTTTTACTTTGGCGTTTACTTGATTGAAAAACGCGGTTATAGGATCATTATTAAAACCGTCTTTAAAGCCACCTAGAAAGCTTTCAGCAAGGTTTTTACCTTGGCTTAATGCTAAACTAACAGGATTTAAATTTTTAAGACCTTGGCCTAATTCTGAAAAGGCATCCTTAAAGCGCCCTTCTTTGAGTGCTGCAAAGGAGTTTTGAAAACTAGCTACCGTATCTTTTGCAATAGTAACTAACTCCCTAAATACCTCAATAATGCCTACGCGCACACCCGTAAACACCTTGTACAAAAAGAAAGCGGCTTGCCCTAAACTTTGTAAACCACTTATAAGGGCGTTGATACTTGGAACGCCAAGCGATTTAAGACCACCTATATTTTTAATTAAGCCTACAACGTTATCCCGTATAACTGATAGGATAGGGCGCAGGCGTGTAAAAAGACTGCTTATATTTTCAATGGCGGTAATAAATACAGCCTTTAAGTAACCGCCTAACTTTTGAACGCCGTTTCTGAAAGCCTCATTATTATTATAAAGCGCAATAAAACCAGCGGCTAAAGCTGCAATAGCTGTCACTACTAAGCCAATAGGATTAAGGAAAACAGCTAAGCCAGAAGCAAGGCCACTAATGCCAAGTATTACGGGGCCAATTACAAGTGCTAGCCCTGCAATTTGTAAGATGGTACGCTTAACGTTAGGATCTAAGGCGGTGAATTTATCACCTAAAGAGCCTAAGAAGCTCGTAAACTTTTCAATAGCCCCTTGAACGTTAAATATTTCATTTATACCGTCACCAATTTGAGCAAAAAACGTTTTCGCGCCTATGGCTAAGTTTTCAAAGGCGGTAAATAGATTTTGTTGTACTGGAGGTAGTTTTGAAAATTCTTTTGTAACCTTAGAAACAAATTCCTCGGCGCTAATTCCTAGTTTTTGAAGTTCTTCTGAATTAGAAGTGCCAAAAGCAGCCTCTAAAGCTGGCCTAATTTCAAATATCCTTTCATTAAGCTGGTTGATTTCCTCCGCAGAAATTTTACCTTTAGAAATGATTTGGCCTAATGCTGTGATTGCTCCCTCAAATTCTACCGCACCACCACCAGAACGCGCCACAGCCTTACCAAAAGCCGTAATAGTGGTTTCTGCTTGCTCCGCGCTTAAATTTAGCGCCTGAAGTCTAGCAGAAGCTTTTACAGCCTGCTCAAAGCCTAAGCCTGGTTGCTCCGCAATCTTTTTAAGCCTACTTATCTGCTCCGCTACCGGAATAACACTTTTTGTAGTGGCTTCTAATTGGCTCCTAAGTTTGCTAAAATCGGCTGCTGATTTAATAGCCGCTAATCCTGCGCCGGCTAAAGGAATAGATAAGCTATTAGTAAGGCTGCGGCCTATACTTTCGGTTTTCCTACTGAAGCGTTTTAAATCGCGTGTAGCCTGTTTAAGACCGCGTTTAAACTGCTCTGCCAATAGGCCCAAACTTACGTTTAAATCTTTAGCCATTATCTTTGTTGTTCATGGATTTTGCCCAGGATCTTAGCGCATCAAAGCCGCTTTTATCACCTGTTTTCTGTTCCCAAGGGAATTTTATAATGTCTTCCACTCGGCTTACTTTCTTCATGGTTGACCATGCTGCGATAAATCGCGCTCTATGCCAATCGCCTCTAAATTCCTCGGTTTTGTCCCTATTATATCCGTTGACCGCGTTCATTATGCTGCGCATAGTCATCATTAGATAAATAGGCTCCGGTATGCCAATAGCGCCCAGGACTACACTGTCTAAGTAATCCCAGGTTAAGGCTTTCCCTCGCCTTTAGCTTCTTTTTCTTCTACTTCGCTTGGTGCTGGCTGGTGCTTGGCCCATACGTCCATGATCTTAGCTAATCCTACGTCATCGCCGAAAAGCTCAATACAAGCCTTCATGTATGACATTTCAAATTGCTTTTCATGCTTTGCAGCATAACCACCTACCAAACCGTAATAAGCGAACTTCTGAACGGTTTTAAGGCTTTCCTTAATGTTGGAAAAGTCCTCTAAGGATAACCCTAAATCGTCCATCAATTCACCTAAAGCATAGCGATTGAAAGCTACAGGCAATTTCTTGCCTGCGATCTCTACTATTTCAAATTTCTTCATTAAACTATTACGGCTTGTGTTACTGCTCCATCAACAATAAATGTTGCTGAAAATGTAGAATCTTGCTGCGCCTCGGCTGTGATTGATAAAGCCGTACAAATGGCTGAAAATTGCCACTCGGTGTCATCAGTTACACCAGTAGTTAATTCCATCGTCAATGAAGTTTTAGCGGCGTAGGCTGTGTTTAATACATCGATACTATTATTAGTACCGTCATAATTTACAAAGCCGTCTACGGTCACCGTGGTAGTGTCCTCGTTCACCTTTACTTCGGCCTGTCCGCTTGTAAGGTCTTTGTGTACTCTTGTGGTTGTTGATCTGCTTCGATCAAAATTACATGAAGTGGCATAAGCAATCTCATTGCCACCGCTGGTAATTCGTAATAGTGTGCCATCAATCACACCTGCTGTTACTGCCATGATGTTTATTTTTGTTGTTTATGGATTAATTCAAATATCATGCAACTACTTTAAATAAATAGCTTTGTGTAGTCACATATGTTTTCAATTCTGAAATAAAATTTTCGTCGCTTTGGCTATTGAAATAGCACTTTGAAATAGCAATGCTTTGTACTGTTCCTGAATAGTCATGCAATACCGTTTTTATAGCACTTGCAATCGCCTCCCCTTCGCCGTATGTATCGCAATACACATCAATTTGTAATGTAATGCGGTAGTTAGTAGTAGGCGCTGAAATAACCGCCAATTCGCTTACCTCTGTTTTATAGTGAACTATAGCAGGATATACAGCTTCCTGCGGTATTTGATCCGGGTAGATGCGCGTAGCAACATAACTAGCTACGGTAGCATCGTTTCGTAATAGATCATATACTGCTGGTGCTATATTCATAAACCTGTTTTTACTTTTAACTTGTCTAGTTCTTTTTTCAATTCTTGCTCTGCTACTTGTACTATCTTACTAGCATTCGCATTTAAAGCAGGCTCTAAAAAGGCGCGTCTAAACGCTGCTTTTGAACCCTTGATAAATGCAGCGTAGTAACCATCTACCTTAGTAGCATTTAAGCCGAATGCGCCTTTTGTCTTGCCTCTTTTAGCAAGCTTTGGCCCGATAAACTCCCTATCAGATCGCCTAAAGTTTAAGCGCTTAATTGATTTTCTTAGGTTTCCAGGGAAGTAAGCCGCTATAACTCTACCGCTGCCTTTTTTAGCTCTACGGCTTTTAATTATCTTGGCGGTGCTATATCGGTAATGCACCTTGCTTGATCTTGGTATCTTTGGGCGTGCCGCCTTTACTACAATATTAGCAGGCTTTCGCATTATTTTACGCCGTGTTTTCCGGTCTGTGATACTCTTTTGTATCTTATCCAGTTTGCGTATAACTTCAGTAGTATCTTGTTCGATTCCCATTACTCCGGTTTATCCTGTACGCAATCGATCTGCATAAATTGGCGGTGTGGATCTGGTGCTATCGTTATGATATTATGTTCCTTACCGTCAAACTTAATGCGCATCTTTTCGGTTATCGTGCTGTCGTATCTTAGCGTCACTATTACCTTTGTAAAAGCGTGTATTCTTGCGCCTTGATCGTTTTCGTCACTTCCTGTAAGCTTGTAATCCAGGTGACACCAAACATTACTACCTTCTGCCCAACTTAGTACCTCGTCGCCGCTTGCGTCGCGTGTTGGCGTGGGTGTTAGGAAAGTGCATTCGTGGCGCATTTTGCCTATTAGATTCTTATTCAAACCAGTTGATTCTTTCTAAGCCAATTAATTTGTCCAAATAGGTGCGCTTCGCGTTTACTGGATTCATCCGGTTTTCGTAAGCATACCCTATGCCATGATATAACAGGCGCTTCAGTTTAGGAGGTACGGCGCTTTCCGCGCCATAACCCGCTACATACTCCACTGTCACGCTTTCATCCTCACTTATTAGCGTAGGCCATTCTTTATCTTGTTTCAAGTAAACCCGTGCGCGGCCACTAGTGCTATCTAATGTGTAATTAGAGCTGTTAAAAGTGTCTGTACTCCCTATTGCATCTTTGTAGGTAATACTAGTAATGCTTTGCACGGGATTAGCCTCCAGGTAAATAGGGTTTTGCCCTACTGGAAAGCTGTCTATTTTCTGTATAATGGTTTGAGTTACTAGCTTTTGATTTAACTTAGATTCTAAAAATTGCCGTTCTGACTCTATCAGCATTGTGATAATGTCGTCTTCTGAACTTGAAGAAACCTTTAACCAGTTTTTTGCTTCGGTCAAAGTAATAGGTTCGCTTGCTGGTGCGGTAGTAACTTTATAAGCCATTTATTTTACCTTTCTTTTGGTATTTGTAGTGGCTACTTTTTGAGCTAGCTTATCTTTAATAAACTGTTCTGCTTCTTTAGTGGGCAAGTCATAAACCTGCCCTTTCTTATAAGAAGGCCCAACCGTAGCACAAGATTTTATAAATCGGATCTTCATAATTATCCGTTTGCAAATACCTTAACGGCGGCTGTATCTAATAACTTACCGTCATATCTAGCCCATGCTAAATAACCTGTAGATAGATCATCAGCAAAACGCTCGTCTAGTCTGCGCAAATTCATTGTTTGCACTCTACGAATGATATACTTTGACCAATCACCAAAAGCAATAGGCTTATTGGTAGTCGCGATACTTGCCATGTCTTGATTGATTACATAGCGATAGCCCAGGATAGTATCTGGCTGTCCAGCTACTAAGCTTGGCATCCATAACGGGCGATCATCACTTGAACCAATTGACAGCTTTTTAATAGCCGATAAAGTGCTATCATTAAACATAAAGGCAACTGAAGAATTATTCCGGTATGCAGGATCAATACTATGTTCCAGGTCGATAAGATCGGTGTGCGTAATAGCGGAAGCTGCGCCCGTTTTACCTGTACTAGCATCGGTAACAAAGCCTGTAGGCTTGCTTGATCCGTCACCAGTAGTAAAATGCTCGTTTAAAGCGCGTGCAAAACGTTCTGCAAGTAGAATACCGATTTCACCTTCTAGGTTTACCGCTTCATCTTGCGCCCACTCCGCAGAAATTTTGATTAAATCTCTGTAGGTATAAGCACTAAATTGCTTTTGACCTAATGTGAAATCTTGCACGGTAGAACTACCCGCCTCACTAACGATCACAGCCTTTGCAGACGTATCGTTTAGAGTAGGCCAATCAAGCGTACCACCTGTAGAAGTATTTACAATTCTACAAGCTGCAAGCATACCACCATAGTAAGCCATTTGTTTGTTTAGCTCACCGCTAAACTCTTTGGCTACTGCATAACCACCGTAGTTAGTGCCTGCGGTAGTGGTAGTAATAGTTGTTGTTCCTCTTTCAAGAATACCCAAATCAGTGCTTGATAAGTTCTTCTTACCATATCGCAAATACTTAACAAAAGTATCACGATAAGAAGCCTCTGCTTTCGGCTCAATTGCTTTCGCTTGTGGCTCAATGTTAGTAACCTTTTCAAGGCGTTCAATTGCTCTGATTTCATTATCAACTTTAGTGAAATCAGCATCCGCTTTATTAAAGCGTTCTAATTCGTCGGCGGTAAATCCGCGATTTTCAGATTTTAGGCGCTGCTTTAAATCCGTCATATCGGCGTAAATAGCTGCCTTTTTTTCGATCAATGCTTTGGTTTGCATTTGTTTGCTATTTATTAATAGTTAGTAAAATATCTAGGCAGGCTAAAGAACTTTCTGCCGTATGATCTGTATTTTCTTTTTTTAGTTCGACCTTTTCCCCTACTATTTCGATAGTTTGGAGTTGGTTTTCTATGCTTCTAATTTGTGCGGCTGGATCTGCCGGAACTGGAACTAAGGAGATTTCGAAAGGTTCCCAATCTACCGCACGGTATGTAGGTATGTCCTGGCCTTCTTCAAATTCCCTTTCAACCTTTTTAATGGCGTACCCAATAGAGATATTAGCTAGTATTCCATCTTTTACATCTTGTACAATCCCTTTTACATCTTCTCTTTTAGAAAAGCGGATAGTAGCACCGCCTTGCTCGTTTTCTACCCAGGCCTTTTCTACTACACCAATCTGCGCGGTTACGCCCGTGTAGCGGTCGTGGTTATCCAGTACAGGAGCTTTACTATTAAGCCTTGATAGGTTTACATGAGAAGTATCAAAACTTAATACCTCATTATAGTAAGTATCTCTTTGCCAATCATAGCGCCTTACAGGTGCGGAGGTTGTAAACGTAACATCAAAGGTGTTTTCTTCCTCGTCGAAACTTTGCGGCGCTACCGCTGCGCGTATATGGGTTTTTATTGCTTTAATCGTTTCCATCGTTGTTGTTTTTATTGTCGTTTACATCAGCATAATTAAGCGGCTTATGGTACTCTTTCCCTGATCCATCCGTCTTAGGATTCATTCCTACGATTGCCCTTGCTTCATCGTCGTTTATAGTGCCGTACTTCATTAAAGCTTCGATAAATGCCGCCTGGCTTTTCGCATCTGGTCTTAGTAGACCTTTAAGATCGAAATGGGCCTTGTGGTCTTCTTTTTCTTTTTCAGTTAATAACTTTCTAGTAATCTCCGCTTCTAGCTTTTCAGCAAGTGGGCGTATAGTGTAATTCACGAAAAATTGACCTATTGCCTCCGCATTGTTTAGCGTTGCGTCGCTATAATCTTCCAGTAAAATCTTTGGTGTGCCTGTGATTCGCGCAATATCTGCGGTAATAGCTGCTTTAGTGGCTTCGCTACCCGCATCCGTGGGCGTGGCTGTTAATGGCTGATACTCTAGTCCTTCTTCTAATACTGCAACACCACCCGATTTACCAGCACCACCGTAAGCTGTACGCCATGATTTACGCAGCCGTTTTGCAGATTCTGGTTTTAATTGTGCTGGATGCCTTAGTACTCCAGAAAGGAAAGTGCCATTTGCGTTGAAGTTTGCTAAGTATTTGCGATGGGCTAATGCTAAAGCATAGTTTTCTTGGTGGATTTTTATTTTATCAATACCACCTAAACCGCTTGTGCCGTGTCCATGTATATGAAAAACCCGATCATCTAAATAAATACTCTCTTTTCCTTCCTCATTAATATATTTAAAGCGCTTTGTGCCTCTATCTGTCAAGTCGACTACTACCTTAGTAGGATCTAAGATTCTAAGCTCTTTAATCTTTTCCGATCTCTGTTCTCGCCTAATCCAGGCATAAAAATTATCGTATAACTCTAGGTGTGTAACCAGTGTTTCGATAAAAGTATAAGCACTATATAAATGAGAAGGATTTTGATTTATTAGTTTAGTTGTGGGGTGTTCTGGTAGGTGTATTTGTTCGTCTTGATTGTATTCTACAATAGCAAAAGGCAAAGAAGCCATTATACCAGACTTAATCTGCAAGGCCCTACTAAATTCAGGAATTGATAAAATAGTATTAGTATTGACTACGATACCATCAGAAGATTTGCCTTCCTCACCTGCTAAAACTTCTTCAGACAAAGGAGTAGAGGGATTTTCTAAGCTCTTTTGCTTAGAATCCGATTCTAAAGACCAAAACCAATTATTACTAATAATACTCACCTACTCGCTTGTTGTTTATGGATATGTAGGCAATTTGACACTATTTGTTTAAAATAGGTGTAACTTTTGTTAACAATTTGTTTTGTCTTTGTGATTTTAAATTCCTAAATGTGTTGTAATCATAGCGATTTGCTGCAAAAAGCTCGAAAAACTCCATTTCTAAGAGATGGAAATTCGCTTTATAAGTATTGTATGGGTATTCCTGGCATAGTTGTTCAAAGCGCTTAAAATACCCATCCTTGCTATACATTTGCTGTACTTGCTTCAATACCGCTTCAATTACTTGCTTTTCTTCCATACTTAGATTATTATTAATTCTCTGCCATCATATATACTGCCCTGGTTGCTATGTTTATCCATTTTTTCTCCTATAGCCATTACATGGGCTACTTGCAAGTCGACCTTTTCAATACTTTTCTCTTTATCGATTTTTATATTCCCTGCGGGGTCTTTTCTAAGACTTATATTTGAATTGTGCCACCTTGCTATAGGGTCTTGTCCTACATTAACCCCATTAATTAACATTAAGCGTTGGTATTCTTTTGTAGGTGCATTCATAGAAATAAATCCTTGTCCAAATGGAGCCATAGGAAAGCCTAAATTATTCGTTAACTCAATAACTAACTGCGAAGAATTAAATCTATCATATGCTATACTTTGAATATTGTAAAGCTCGAAGCATTTTGTAATGTATTCCTGAATCCAATTATAGTCTGTTACATTGCCTGGAGTAGTAGAAAGCCAGCCTTCCTTTGCCCAATCTAAATAAGGCACTTTATCTTCTCTTACCCTTTGGCGTATATTATCTTCAGGCACCCAAGCTTTCCAAATTGTGGTTGGCTTTTTTAATCCTTCCTGAATAGGGAAATGAAGCGCTAAACACGTTGTATCTCTTGTAGATGCTAAATCTAATCCGCCATAGGCAATTTTGCCTTTAAGAGCTTCATAATCAATAACACCCATACATTTTTTATAAACTTCATCGGGTATAAAGGAAATCCGGCCTGTAACCCATATATTAAAGTTTTTAGTTTTTACATCGAATTCTTTTTCCGCGCCTAATGTTCTGGCTTTTTCAACTCTACGTTCTAGGTTTTCTAACTTTACACTAACGCCAAGATTAGGATTTGCCTTTATCCAGTTTTTAGGATCTTCCCAATCGTCACCATCATCTAAACGATGAATCCAAGGCAAGATGTTTTCATTTATTATCGTGCCTTTTAAAATGTGCAAACAATTATCCTCTAATCGTTTACACGGGCCATTTATATTGTCTCCAGCAGTAGTGATTATAAAAATAAAAGGACTCTCCCTTGCTCCTTGACCTGACTCAATAACATTTACTGCATCATCTGTTTTGTGAGCGTGGTATTCATCTATAAGGCCCACATAAGGATTAAACCCATCCTGTTTATCAGAATCTTTACCTAAGTAAAAAATACCACCTAACCCTTCACTAGTTTTTATGCTATAAGTGAGGACTTTAGAATAATTCCTTACCTTTGGACTAGCCTTTCGTAAAAATTTTAATTGTTCTTTTGATTTATCCCATCCTATTTTAGCCTGTTCTTTTTTAGTAGCTACCCAATATACTTGTGGATCTTTTTCAACACCTGTGAAAGCTTCAGATGTAAAGGCATAATTACCAATTAGCGCTAATAATTCTGTCTTCCCATTTTTACGGGCAACTTCTGTAAAAACTAAATCATATTTTCTACTATCCGTTTTCTTGGTTTTCCAGCCGTAAAGCTGCCATAATAATGCAGCTTGCCAGCCTTCTAATTTAAAAGGTTTCCCTTTTAAGCTATCAGTACCAAAAAAACACTTACTAGCGAATTTTAGAATATGTTCTGCGGCTTTACAGTCGAAATAATAAGGAAAGTCTTTAGATTCTTGTTGCTGGAGGTGCTTGGTATGGCGTTGGCATTGTAGGGTAATAGCTTCACCTACTACAATCTGCTTATTTAATACGTCTTTAATATATTGCTCGGCAATATTCAAATTAGTACTTGTTGTTTATGGATAATTGTTTGATATTCTAACAAATGAATGTTTTGAAATCAAACATAATTTAAGGATGCTTTCAAACCCTTTTTAGTTAAAATTGTGTCCACTCATGCACAAGTGAACACTTATAAAAGACCTGCGCTAGTAAGCATAGTTTAGAGGCTTCGCGGGTTCTGTTTTAGAGTATTTCTTCGCCGTGATTATACCAAACACTCATATGGAATTGTTTTACAATTTTTTCGTTCTCTAAATCAAATATATTCGCCCAGCCACCATCATATTCAAATTCCTTTGGGTTATGGGCTTTAACTGCGTCCTCTATACTATCATAAGAGCCTTTAAAATCATTTGCGCCTCCCTCCGGGTAATAATCGTTACCTGCGAATAGTAAAAATCGTTTAATCATTTGATTGTTTTAAAGTATTACTTTTTAAAGATTGCTTTAATTCGTAACCAGATATTTACAAACACTGGTAATAGTTCCATTATTAGATTGAAGACTTCTATTATCTTTCCTCCAGGTAGTTCTAATTTGTGAGGAAGGCCGTTTTTTAGTTCGACTACTTTGGCTCGTCCTTTTTCGTCTTTATTATCTAACGTGTAAATTTTGACATAATTACCAGGTTTTAATTTTTTACGGGATTTAATGCCAAAGGAATTATTTGCATCAATATGTACGTCTAGGCTGTTTGATGCTTTTATAGTGTTGCTATATGGATCTTGCCTATAATATTTAATTTTCATTTGTTTGTTTTATAAGCCATCTAAATGGTCTTCGTCTTCGATTGTTTCCGCTTCTGTGATTCGATCTCTGCTATATGGTGTTATTCCTAGCCTTTTATCAAGAATTAACATAGTGTCCATTTCTTGTTTTTTGATTTGGAATAATGGACTTTTCCTATCTGTGTTTCGATCCTTCGTAGTTAGTTTTTCTTCTGCAAATATTTGATCCATTGCGTTCATGTACACATAGAAACTATCACAATACTGAATAACAACATGAGTACTTATTTTTTCAAACCTGCCTCGGTTGATTAAATCCAGGCAGATAATTTTAAATACTTCCTTGGTTCTTTTGTCGTATTCTGGCCGTGATTTTGGCACTCTCGTAACTGTGCTTTTTGTCACTGCTGGTATTAGTCTATCGTTTCTAAGTTGTGTCATTTTCTTGGTGTATTTTTCGATAAAATGGCGTGTATCTTTATGTAGCC